AAGCTCGACACGTCACCGCTGCCGCTGAAACTCGGCATCCTCAATGTCGCGATCTGCGTGTTGGCCGTCGCCACGACGTTCACCGCCTGGCGCATTGCCCCGACGTGGTCCTGTCGCGCCGGCAGCCCATACGCCATCTGCATACGCACGCAGAGCGACCACAGCAGCGCCTCGATATACTCGTCGGGCAGATTTAACGGATCAGTTAACGTGGTATAAACCGGCAGCGTACTCTTGAGCACGAGGAACAGCTCGTAGTTGGCGCCAGCCGGTGCCACGGGCCAGAAATAGACGCGGCCCTGTGGCCATGCGGTGTCGAGGAACACGGCGCTGGGCAGCGACTGCAAGTCCTTGATCGCCACCAGCCCCCAGTCTTCCTTCGCCTGGATGATGGTCAGCGCGATGTCTACCGAGTTGCTGCCGCTCTGCGGGTTGAGCCTCACCCACGCTGCGTGGATTTTGTCGGGGCGGGGCGTGTTGAAGTCGCCGCCGGCACCGATCGTGTAGTAGTCGGCGCCCGTGCTCACAACGGACACCTCCTGCTCGGCATACACGAGCCACCGCTTCCGATTCCATTGCGCGATTAACATACGGAGCAGATCGAGGCAGGTATTGCTGTCGTCAGCCAGCGGCGTCTGCCCGACACCGTTGATGCCGGACGCACGCAGCACGAACGATATGAGATCGCCGGTCGTCTCGATCATCGCTGTTTCCTAGGGGAAGGTTGCCCCCGATGCCGAGGCAGTGCTCGGGAGCCACACACTTGGTTACACGGGGGAGGAAAGCCCCGCCTCGGCAGACTTACGCAGACAGCACCCAGACCCACACGCCAGGCGCAGGCGAGGCACACGCAGCCGCCTTTCCCACGCCAAGCGACACCCCGGTTGCTGCCGCCACGCCGTTGATGGTGTCCGACGTTAACACCGTAAACGCAACTAGCAGGCTCGTCTAATTGGCAACAAGTCTGCACGCCAGTTCGGGCCTTATCGCCGCCATTCCGAAAAGCACGTCGATGCGGATCGGCATGGTGTCGTCGCTGATAGAATATTGACGCACTGCCCTCATGCTTATACCGTCCTTTACTATCCGAGAGGCCATATCCACGCCTCCAGGCATGACTAGATCGGCAGTGGCGAATGTAAAAGCGTCCGGATGGAAGGCTAGACTTAGCCCCGTTGCTACGCTGGCCGTGTTCGCGAAGGTGATCGGGGCATTCAACGCAGGCGACGCGTTGACGTTCTGACTCGGCCCCGACGTGACGATAGCCGGCGCGATCGACATATTGCCCGCACCTCCCGCGTAGTTTGCGGTCAGCACGAACTGTTGCAATACGCCGGTATTTACCTTCGTCTCGGGATGCACGCGGAACACGTTAGCGATGGTAAACACATCACCAGCATTACCCACGCCAGTGCCGGTGATGACGGCGAGGGTGCCACCGGTCTGTGATGCGGGAGACACGAGATAGCCCGCCTCGGCGCCACGCGTCTGGGTCGTCAGGTGGGTGTTTTCTGCCCATTCATAACCACCGGACAAGCCCATAACGCCATCGGTGTATTGGGTCTTGATCTCAGTGGAGGAGTGGAACAACCCCTTGAGAGCATCAACCATGTCCACGTTGTCTTGTGTGTTGATACGGAGGAGCCACTGCTTGCTCTGCGGCGTCAGGTTATCCAGCATCAACTTCCTGGCCTGCAGCACCGTCTTGAACGGCATCGCCGCGCCGGCTGTGCCGACCTGGTTCCAGACCGCTTTCCACCAGACATCGAGGGCTGTGGCTTCGAGTTTCGCGGCCAGCACCGCCATGGCCGGCTCGATGTAGCGGGCACTGAAGTCGTCAATACTCAACGTCAGTTCGGCGGACGAGAACGTGAAGTCGACGTGGTACTGGTTGCTAATCGCCAGCGACACCGAGGTTTCCACCACGTTCTGCAGCGACAGCGCGGGGGTGGTGGAGACAGTGAACTGCACCGGCTTACGGATGCGTAGTGTAGAGCCAATCTTAGCACCACTATTGGCAAACGAATCATCGTATTGCCTGTTCACGGCGCCGATGATGTTGCATTTCTGGTGGAGGATCACGAGCGCCTTCGCTGTGATCATATCAATGGTCAAGAGGGTGTTGGGCATTGATGCCTCACTGGACAACGATTTGAGGGAGGCGCCCCGCCGTATGGCTGGGAGCCGGTTCAAGCCGTTGTCGCAATGAGGGGTAGCCGCGCTGACAAACGGTGCGGGCACTGCGCGCGGTGTTGACCCATCCGCTGCGGGTGTCGGCACTACGCGCGGTAATACGGTCCCGCTGTCCGTCTGCTAGGCACGATGCGCGGTGTTGCGTCCCTATCCGCTACAGGGTCGGCACTTACGCCGTGACTGACTGCATCTCGGCGTTGGTCAGCACCCGTGGCCAGTAGCGGACAGCACGGATGTAGCCATTCAACGGTGATCCTGTGCCGCCGACTGTGCGATTGCCGATCACCAGTGTTGTCAGTCCTGCAGGCATGCCGGCTGCGATTGTTGTCACGGCATTGCCGTTCAGACATGCAAATGACGCTGTACCGCTCCATGCACCAGCCAGTCTGGCTATGCCGCCGATGTCCGGCGTGCCTGTAGGTGCAAGGGTGGCGCCGCCGGCGCCTATTCCGGTATTCACCTTCGGAAGCAGCGGCGGGGCGCCACCATCAGTCGCGCGCAACGTCAGATGATTGCCGTTGGTTTCTACGTTGTTTCCGATCACCGCTAGGTCATGGGCGTTAAACGCGTCGATCGGACGCGGATAGATGAACTCGCCGAACAGGGTTGATGCGGAAGCATTGAACCAGGCGCCAACCGGCATAGATGCGATGTCCGCCGCCCGCGTAACCGGCGCAATGGTGGTGGGAATGTAGCTGGTGGCGAACGCGCCGACCTCGATTTGACCGCCCCACCCCTGGAACACGGTACCGGACGCGGCGGCATACAATGCGACGCCCGTCGAACTATTTCCCGTTGGTGTGTATGTTCCGGAAACGCGCCACCAGCCATTCAGCAGTTGTGTGATTGTGTAGGCGGTGACATCGGTGTGTTTTCCGACGAACGCACCTGTCTGTCCGTTGAAATCAACATAACGGTCGCCGCCGACGCCACCGAACACGCTCTGCCCCGCAAGAACGACACGCAGTGTCGTCGGTCCACTTATCCATTTTACGAAGCAGCCTGATGAATAGGTGACACCGGATGTCTGTGCTTCAAATGTGCTATAACGCCCGCCCGGCGCACCGGTCGATGTGATCTGTGCCGCTGTTGTTGTTCCATCTGGCGCAACGCCGACATTGGCAGCAACTGTGCCCTGAAAGCTTGACCACCACGTTGCATCAGCCGGATTGCCCGACATCTTAATCACATTGGTCCGCGCTTCCTCGATCAGCAGCCCGCGCAGCGCACGCGTGGCTGGGTCGTAGTCCCACCGTGGCGCATTGGTCGCCACCGTCTGCATCACGCCAGCACTGTCGAAATACGTGCCAGTGGACGCGCGAGTGAAGGTGATGCGCGGATCGAGCGTGCCGGGTTGCATGAAATCCAGCGACAGCGACGGCGCACCTACCGCAGCCCAGGCGCTGCCGGACCAGTTGAACATCGCCACGCCGTCGAGCACGCCATACGGCGTCGCCACCTCGGCCCCGGCCTGTGCCGCCGGCTGCCAGGCAGCGCCGTCCCAGTTGAAGGCGGCAACGCCCCGCAGCGTGCCGGTCGGTGTCGCGGGAGTGGATTGCCCACCCGGTGGCGTCCACGCCGCCCCGGACCATGTGTAGACGGCAACTCCATCGAGCACGCCGGACGGTGTCGGGACACCAGGCTGCGCCCGACCGGCAGGCGTCCACGATGTCCCTGACCCGGTGAACGGCGCAACACCGCGCAGCACGCCCGTAGGCGTCGCCACAGACGGCCCAGCACGCCCTGACGGCTGCCAGGCAGCGCCATCCCAGGAGAACGCCGCCACGCCCTGCAGCACGCCCGTGGGCGTCGGCACGTCGGTGGCTGGATCGGACGCGGCCATCAGCGGCGACGCTCCAGCGCCTGCTTCGCGTAGAACTCAGCGAGTGCTGGCCCCGATGCGGTGTATTCGTTGAACGTGGGCGAGGCGCGGCCCGTCACTGGACGGATAGGCGCTGGCGCCCGCGTGAGAGGTGAGGCGGCGCGGGCTGGTGCTGCTGCACCGTTGCCGTTGCTGCCACCAATGGTGGCGGCATACTTGCCCAGCGCGATGGCGCGACCGCGCTCGGTGCCGATCTTGCTGATGCGCTCGACTGCCTCTGGATCGTCCGCCAGCGCCGCGGCAACGCGCACGCCTTCCGGCATCTCCACGAGTAGCTGCGCGAAATGCGGATCGGCGCCAAGCTCTACCAGGTCTTTGCATTTCGCAGCCCAGTCGCCGTAAGCAGCGCCGCCCTCGGCGTGGAACCGTTCGGTGCGTAGCTGGCTCTCGACCTCGCCACGCACTTCCTGCCGGTAGCGCATCGCCTGCTGCTCGGGCGTCTCCTGCTGCTGCGGCTGTCCTGCGGCCTGCTGGCGCCAGTATGCAAGCTCGGCCGACTGACGCTGCTGCTCGCGCTCTGCGGCGCCCAGGCGAGCACGCAAGGCGGCAATGCGCCTGTCTTCGCGTTGCTGGGCTTTGTCCTCGCCCTCGGTCGCCTCGGTGGTATCGCCGGCAGTATCAGAAGCCGGTGTGGACTCTGCTGGCGTCGGCGTCGGCTGCGGTTCGGGCGCAGCTTCGCCCCCGCCGGTTGCGGGTGTTTCAGTCGTCTCGCTCATGGGTGCCCTATCTGGGTGCGTTGGGTGGAACGTCGTGCGTGATGACGGCCGGCTCGTCCGGTTGCGGCGGCAGTGCCAGGCTGCCGCGCGTGATCGCCGCCTCGGCCTCCAGCCTGGCTACGAGGTCGCGCAGCCGCTCGATCTCGGCGGTCATGATAGCGATGCGGGCGTCTTTGCTGTCGTCGGTCATCACTGCACCATTGCTGGGGCTGGAGAGGCTGCAGGCGGCGGTGCGGCGCCCTCTGCGCCTTCGGGTGCCGGCGGTGTCATGCGCTGCTGCACGGTGTTCTGGATGTCTGCGTGCCTGTAGAGCGCCTGCTCGACGCTGGAATCGAGCATATCCTCGACCAATTGTCGTACCACCAATTGCAATGCCGTTGGATCGATGCTGCCAACAGCTTGGAGCCTTTTTGTCTCCGATTC